ATGAAGCCAGCGGTGTGCCTGAGAAAGTGTTTGAGGCTGCTGCTGGATCAATGTCGGGCCACAACGCGACCACGATACTTTTGTCTAACCCGACCAGATCCAGCGGAACGTTTTACGAAAGCCAGACGAAGATGGCATCTAGCTGGTGGACGCGTCGGTGGTCGTGCGTGGATAGCCCGCTTGTGTCGGAAGAGTTTGTTGACGAGATGCGCGTCAGATATGGCGAACAATCTAACGCGTTTTTGATAAGGGTCATGGGTGACTTTCCTCTTGCCGACGATGATACGATTGTGCCGTATCATTTGGTGGAGAGCGCTATGAAGCGTGATATTGAGCTTGCGCCGAATGCGAAAACTGTGTGGGCCATAGATCCGGCAAGATTTGGCAGCGATAGGACAGCGTTTTGTAAGCGCGAGTCTAACGTTATAACGGAAGTTAAGTCGTGGCAGGGCTTGGATCTGATGCAGACCGTGGGCAGGGTAATGGCTGAGTATGAGGCGTTGCCGCCCAGCCAGCAGCCTGATGAGATACTTGTGGATAGCATTGGCGTTGGCGCTGGTGTGGTTGATAGGTTGCGTGAGCTAGGCGCGCCTGTGCGTGGTGTGAATGTTGCCGAGGCTCCCAGCATGGGCGAGACGTATAATAATTTGCGTACTGAATTGTGGTTTAAGACAAAGGCGTGGTTAGAGGATCGTTCTTGCAAGCTGCCGGAAGATGATGATTTGCGGGCTGATCTGACTGCCATAAGGTATAGCTTTACCTCGTCCGGCAAGATGCAAGCCGAGAGCAAGGATAGCATGCGTAAGCGTGGCTTGCGTTCGCCGGATTTAGCTGATGCTGTTTGTTTGACTATGGCGTCTGATGCAGCAACGGCATTGTCCGGTCCGATGCTGTCTTGGCGCGGCGCGATACGCAGGAACCTGCGCGGTATAGCCTAATCTTGCTCAATATGTTACGCTGCGCGTAATTTATGGAGATTGTTTTGATGAAAGCACCGAAGTTTAAGCCGTGTAAGGGCTGCCCGACACCCGCCGCATGTAAGCGCGCTGGAACGTGTATGGCGAAGAAGCGCAGGGGCGCTTACTAGTAATGTGGACGGCGCTGCTTTTGCTTTGCAGCGTCGAGCGTGGTTGTTTTTCGTTTGGTAGCCCCGTGATGCAGAGCGAGAGCCAGTGCATACAGTCCATACCGAGCGGGCTGAAATACGCGCAGCAGATGTTTCCTGCATACCGCGCAACGGATTATAAGTGCGTCCAGTGGGGCGAAGGAGCATAGGATGCCGAAGAAGGGTTTATACGCTAATATTCACGCAAAGCGTAAGCGCATTGCTGCTGGGTCTGGCGAAAGGATGCGCAAGGTAGGCAGCAAGGGTGCGCCCACCGCGAAGGCGTTTAAGAAATCAGCTAAGACAGCAAAGAAGAAATAGCATGGCAGATAAATTTTTAGACTTCATTGATATGATCGACGGCGGTGGCGCTGGCAAGTTCGGCAAAGAATTTGAGGGCGGCGGTATATTTTCTGTGCTGGCCAATGCTCTTGCAACGCCATATGGGTCAGAAGATGAAGAGCGTATGCGCAAACTGCGTCAGATGCGTGGTTTACTTGCGCCGGATGAAAGCATCGCGCCAAGAGCTGCCCCACGTCCAACAGTGACGCGCGGCGGTGGTGCTAATCGCACACAGGTTAGACCGCAACCGCGGCCTGCGCAGAGTATGCCGTTTGGCAGCACGCCTGTTGGTGGTGGTATGCCAGCCGCGCCAAGCATGACGTTTGGAAATATCCCTGTTGGTGGTGGTATGCCTGCTGCTGCTGCGCAAAATATGGTTAGACCAGAAATGCCTGCGTCTGGTATGCCTGCTGCCGCGCAAAATATGGTTAGACCAGAAATGCCTGCGTCTGGTATGCCTGCTGCTGCCGCAGATCCAGAGTTTGCGCAATTTATGGAGCGTGCGAAGCAAGACCCTATGATGTCTCAGTTTATCGACAACGCAGATGTAATGCAGAACATATTTAAAATGTATAAGCAGCAGCTTTCAACGGGCAGAATGTACTAATGCCCCGCACCAAGTCAGAGAAAATAGCAGCAGCCAAGAAGCGCCACGGGTTTACGGCGGTGAATAAGCCGCGACGCGGCGGGCCGAAGAAGTTTGAGGTGCTTGCTGTTGAGGGTGACACGGTGAAGAAGATCAACTTTGGCGACCCCAAGATGTCCATTAAGAAGGATCAGCCCAAGCGCAAGGCATCATATTGCGCAAGGTCGGGCGGGATTAAGGGTAAGTCTAGTAAATTAAGCGCGAATTATTGGTCGCGCAAAGCATGGGATTGTTAGATGGCAATTACAACATACGCAGAGCTGCAATCCAGCATAGGCGACTTCCTTGACCGCGATGACCTGACGAGCGTCATCCCGACGTTTATTTCGCTGGCCGAGGCAGACATGAACCGCCAGATACGCCACTGGCGTCAGGAGAAGCGCGCCACGGCGAACATTGATACGCAGTACAGCGCCGTGCCTGCCGACTTCTACGAGGTCATACGGATGTATATTACTTCGGGCAACACGCAGCCGCTTGAGCTTATGAGCCAGTTTCAGCTGCTGGAGCGCAAGCAGCGCACGGCCAACGCTACCTACGAGCCGCGCTACTACGCGATCACGGCTGGCGAGATCGAGGTGTTTCCCGTTCCCGATGGCACATATTCGACGGAGCTATATTACTACGCCAAGATCGACGCGCTGTCCGACAGCAACACGTCTAACTGGCTGCTGGAATACTTCCCTGACGCTTATTTGTATGGCGCTCTGTCGCATTCTGCGCCGTATCTGAAAGACGATGCGCGTTTGCAGGTTTGGTCATCTTTGTATGGCAACGCGATTGGTGGTATAAACGCAGACAATGATAAAGCGAAATTTGGCGGTTCTGGTCGCCGCATGAAGATAAAGGCGTATTAAGATGAGCTTCACCAACACTTTCGAGACAACCGTCCTTACATGGTCGTTTACCACCAACAGCGCGACACGCCCCACAGAGTGGCACACCGCGCTTTACACCGTTGCGCCTGACGATACCGGCGGCGGCACAGAGGTATCCGGCGGGGGCTACGCGCGTCAGGAGACTGCGTTCACCGTGTCAGGCAACACCGCGTCAAACACATCCGCTGAAGAGTGGCCTGTTGCCACGGCAGGATATGGCACCGTTGTTGCCGTCGGCATATTTGACGCGTCATCTGGCGGCAATCTGCTGGCCTACGCCAACCTGACCGCCAATAAGACGATTGACACGGGCGACGTGTTCCGCATTCCTGCGGGCGATCTCGACATCACGCTAGACTAATGACGTATCGCAGCGGCTACGGGCGAAGCACCTACGGCAGCTACAATTACGGCTTGGACGGCGCTATTATTGGCGCTGCTTCCATTATTGCCGTCACGTCTGCCACCGCCGCCGCGTCTATACGCGTTCGCGGTGCTGCGTCGATCATCGAGACGGTTACGACCACCGCGTCTGCGGCTGATCGCGTTCGAGAGGGCAGCGCCACCATTGCCGTCGCCGCATCCGTTGCCGCGTCTGCCACGCGCGTCAGGGAGGCGTCTGCCACGATTGCAGCGTCTGCCAGCGTTACGGCTGCCGCTGAGCGCGTGCAAAGCGGCTCCGCTTCCATATCCGCTGCTGCATCTGTTGCCGCGTCTGGTCTGAGGGTTCGTGATGGCGCTGCTGCGATTGCTGTGCAGGCGTCCACAACGGCAAGCGCCGTTGCGATATTCGAGGACAGCGCCACCGCGACGTGCGTAGCAACTGTCAGCGCCACATGCAACCGCGTGCAGAATGCTGCGTCGGTTATCGCCTGCGCGGCGTCTGTGGTCGCAAGTGGTCGTAAGAAGTGGGAGCCTGAGCCTGACACGCCTGAGACGTGGACGCCTGTTGCGGAAAACAGCAAAACGTGGCAAGATGCGGGCAGCACGCCAGAAAGCTGGGCGGCTGTATCCCCCACATCGACGGATTGGACACCGGCATCAGCTTCAAGCGAAACTTGGGCCGATGCGGCATAGGAGATAGAACATGGCAGATACGACAACAACGGCATATGGCTTAACGAAGCCAGAGGTAGGCGCGTCAGAGGATACGTGGGGAACGAAGATCAACACAGACTTCGACAGCCTCGACACGATCATCAACGCGATCGGCGGTAAAACCGCTGCCGGAACACTGTCGTATGCAGATAGCGCGAAGCTGGTGACAACGTCTGGCGGGGTGACAGTCACCGGCCTGACAACCACGACTGACCTAACAGCCACAGGCACGACAACCTTAGCTGGCGCAAGTACATCAGCGGATATTACGTTTGGCGACAACGACAAAGCCATCTTCGGATCTGGGTCTGATCTCCAGATATTTAGTGAAGGAAGTGGCGGCAATAGCTTTATTAACGAAACAGGCAATGGGAGTTTGTACATAAACGCCACTAACTTGTACCTTCGTAAAGGCGAAGCTGCGTTTGAGAACTTTATAGCTTGTACTGCTAATGGCGATGTAAAACTTTACCACGACAACGCAGTAAAACTCGCCACCACCAGCACAGGCGTAGACATCACGGGTACTTTGACCAGCGATGGGCTAAACCTTGATGGAAATATACAAGGTGATGACGGTCAGAATATGATTGTTTCAGCAGGTGAAGGATCTGGAGATAAGCTAGATTTACGGGCTGGCGATGACGTGAGAATTTGGGTTGATGGGGCAAATGCTCACCAAAAAGCTGCGGAGTTTGCATCCAACGGCGACATCAGCTTCTACGAGGACACTGGCTCCACGGCAAAGTTCTTCTGGGATGCGAGTAAAGAAAGCGTTGGAATAGGAACAACTTCTCTTACACCTACTGATGGGGCAAATATAGAGTTAAGTTCTGCAACAAGTTCAAGAATTATTCTTGATAGTACAGGAACGGGTGGGCGCAAGTACACCATGGCTTCTGGTACAAACGGAAGTTTGGACTTTTACGATTATGATGCTGCGGCTTATCGCATGCGCATCACATCAGACGGATCGGTTGGGATTGGGACGAGTTCGCCTGACAGAGTGTTTCATGTTAGTCGCAGCTCTGCTTCTGTAATCTCAGGAAAGTTTGAAAGTGCATCTACCAGTGGCTCACAAATTGTTTTTGTAGATGCAGACACTACGACTAATGATTTACAGGTTCGCATTGGCTCAGATGCTAATGATTTAGTCCAGTATGCAGGCGGCTCAGAACGTATGCGCATCACTAGCAGCGGATCGGTGGGCATTGGCAGAACACCAACGTCAAATCTTCTTGAGGTTGCAGATACAATAAAACTTACAAATTTAGGAACTAGCGAAGGTTTTATCGGATTTAACACAAACGGCCAAAAACTTAGCATGACAGCAACAGATGCAGTGGGCGCAGGTATGAAGTTCGAGGTTGGTGCTTCAGAAGCCATGCGCATCGACAGCAGCGGTAATGTTGGCATTGGGACGACACCGCACAGCAACAGTAAGCTGCATATTTTAGATTCTTCCTCAAGCGCAGACGACTATACGGTTCATCTAGAAGGCTATACCACTGCGGTTGTATGGCAGGATATTTCTGGTGGGCCATCAACCGACTTTGCGGTTCAAGTTGACGGTTCTGCAATGATGTTCCGTTATGGAGATGCGTCAACAGAAACACAACTCGCCTCAGAAGCCATGCGCATCGACAGCAGCGGTAACTTGCTGGTGGGGCAGACTACATATTCTGTAAACAACGGTGGAATACGTTTACGTCAAGATGGAGAGGCTAACTTCTCACGTTCAGGTCAGCCAACTATATTCTTGAATAGGGTAAGTTCTGACGGTGAGATTGCAAGGTTCACCAAAGACGGCTCCACTGTGGGGAGTATTGGGGTTGAAAGCGGCGATTTAAAAATAGGACATAATACAGCGGCATTAGACTTTTTATCTAGTGAAAGCAGAATACGCCCGTGGAATATGTCTACAAATCTTCCAAACGATAATGCCGTTGATCTTGGCAGAAGTAATACTCGCTTCAAAGACCTCTACCTCTCTGGCGGTGTCTACCTTGGCGGCACTGGGTCGGCTAATAAGCTGGATGACTATGAGGAGGGGACTTGGACGCCTGTTTTATCGGGTGCCACCACTACAACTTACATTGAGCAGACGGGGACATACACTAAAGTCGGACGCTTAATTTTTATTTATTGTGAACTTAAAATAAGCTCTATTGGTGATGGTAGCCAACAAATAATTTCAGGTTTACCGTTTAGTGCAGGTGAAGAAGGAACGCTAAACGTAAGTAAGATGCAGTCTGCTGCTGCTAATTTTTACAGCATACAGCTTAGAACTTCTGGCATTAATGTGTATGCAAGTTTACAAAATAATTTGGATGGAACTATTACCACCAACTCAAACTTCATAACAAGTGGCACGCAAATGCAGTTTTCAGGAGTTTATTACACCACATAACCACCCCTGTTGGATTACAGGGTAGTCAGTCCAAGCCATAAAGGAGATAAACGATGGCACTAACAGAAGAAACAGTACAAGACAAAATAGAGATCGTAGGCGACTTCAAGCACGTTCAGGTGCGTACAGCCACGGTCATCAAGCGTGACGGTGTAGAGATCAGCCGTGGATATTCACGCCATGTCGTTGCACCAGATGCGGACATCACAGGTGAAAGCGCAGAGGTGCAAGCCATCTGTAGCGCAGTACACACGCAAGCGGTTAAGGATGCTTATGCCGCACATCTAGCAGCACAGGAGACACCATAATGGCTGTAACATTTACTTGGACTATCCCAACACTTGAGCGTCACACGTCAGATGGTGGCGTTTACATTGCACATTGGCGCTGCACAGGCGTTGATGACGATGGCAACTCAGCAAGCTCATATGGCACCTGTGGCCTAACCTATGATGCTTCTGCGTCCGACTTCACACCGTATGACGATATTACTGAGGCTCAAGCTCAGGGCTGGGTCTGGGGTCATGTATCACAAGCTGATACTGAAGCTGCCATAGCGTCAAAAATCGACGCAATGGTAAATCCAACCACTGCCGCGGGAACACCTTGGGCAGCATAACTTGAAAGGAGATCAATATGACTGAAGACAAAAAGGTCATTACGATTGACGATGTGGAATACACTGAAGACCAACTAAGCGACACTGCAAAGATGTGCATAAATCACATCAACTCGCTAGACCAGAAGATCGGCTCTGCGCAGTTTAACTTGGTGCAGCTTCAGATGGGCAGGCAGGGCTTCATGGCCGAGCTGAAAGCCTCCCTTGAGCCTGACGCGGAATAGCCGCGCAGCATAGCAAAAACGCTAGGGGCAGCAAAGCGCTGCCCTTTTGCGCATCAAATGGTCATGTGTTACACTGCGGCAAGCGCGCAACACCAACGAGGCAACGATGGCCCTGATTAGATTAGACGTACCCGCTGGGGTTTACCGCAACGGCACCGACTTGCAGAGCATGGGCCGCTGGCGCGATGCCAGCCTGATACGTTGGATCGACGGCACGATGCAGCCAGTCAAAGGTTGGCGCAAAAGATCCGACACGGCAACCGCTGCAATCACGCGCGGCATGACAACGTGGATCGACAACAGCAGCGACCGCTGGATTGCTGCCGGAACATATAACAAGCTTTACGTTTACAACAGCGCGGGCAACCAATTCGACATCACGCCGAGCGGCCTGACCGCTGGCCGCGAAGACGCCATAGCGTTTACTGGATACGGCGGCGGCCTGTTTGGCAGCTACGCATACGGCGTTGCGCGGCCAGACACTGTACGCATCCAGCCAGCGACCGCTTGGGCGTTGCAGCCGTGGGGCGAATACTTACTGGCCAATAACGAAGACGACGGCAAGGTTTACGAGTGGCAGCTAAACACCGGCACGATTGCCGCGCAGGTCGCCAACGCGCCAGTCAGTAACCGCAGCATTGTTGTCACGGCAGAGCGCTTTCTGATGTGCCTCGGCGCAGGCGGCAACCCACGCCTTGTTCAGTGGTCTGACCGCGAAGATAACACGACGTGGACGCCTGCCGCGACAAACGAGGCTGGCGATCTTGAATTGCAGACGAGTGGTCAGATTATGGCTGGCGTGAATGTGCGCGGGCAAACGCTTATCCTAACAACGACAGACGCGCATGTCGCCAACTATATTGGCCCGCCATATGTGTATGGCATCGAGCGCGTTGGCGCAGCCTGCGGGCTTG